TTACTCGTTGAAAGGAAAATCATGTTAAATTCAAATACACAGAAAATTCTAAGTGACTTGACAGCTATCAGCACTACAGCTATCATCTCTCATCCTGTTACAGGTGTCCAGGATATTGATAGAAGTATCGTAGCTTTCATCAACCTAGAAGAACTAGGAGAAGAAGCATTTGATCGTTATGGTCTTATGAACATTACTGAGTTCTTGAGCCTTATTTCACTCGTTGACTCACCTGAAATCGTAATCGAGAATCGTATTGCTACAATCACAAACGATTACACTACATCAAAATATTACACCACTGATATCTCTATCATCGAAGATGCTTACGGTACTAATCCAGCGATCTTAGAAAACATTGATAAAGCATTTGAAGCGGCAAACTTCGACATCACATCCGATCAGTTGGATAAACTTAAAAAGACTTCAGGGTTCTTGAAAGTAGCGGATCTTGTTGTAAAACCTGAAGGTTCAGGTCTTGTGCTTGATATCACAGATAGCACAAAAACGGATACAAACTCACTCAAGACAACTATCATGGGTACATGTAATGATGCAGATATGGTTATCGTTCTTGACATGAACAACATTAAGAAAATCCCAAGTGGCAATTACAACATCAAAGTTGCTAAGAATCCTAAATCAGGTTCATATATCACTAAATGGACATCAAAAGATTTAAGTTCACTTCAAATTGTTGTGTCATTAGCGGCAAGAGATTAAGTTGATATAAATAGTATACAGTTCTTGAATAAAGACTGTATCGTTTTAAATCGTTAGGTGTGTTTTAAACACAAATCGTTAAATTAATCGTATGAAAAGGAAATATTATGAGTGACGTTTTTAGCTTTGACTTCAGTGCCCTTCAGGCAAACCTTCAACCAGGTACACTTTCAGAAAAGAAAGACTTCGGTCCAGATGAAAGATTTTGGAAATTATCACGTGGTGATGACGATACTGGTACAGCAATCATTAGACTTTTAGTAGACAAAAATCGTGTCCCTTTTATTAAGGTGTTCCATCACCAATTCAGTGTGTTTGATCCTTCAACACAAAAGAAACGTTGGTTCATTGAGAATTCACCTCAATCAGTAGGTCTCCCATGTCCTGTATCTGAGGAATGGCAACGACTACAAGCAATCGGTACAGAGGACGCAAAGAACAAATCTAAGCTTTTCTCTCGTAAAATCAAGTACTACACAAATATCCTTGTAGTAAATGACCCAGCAAGTCCTGAGAACAATGGTAAAGTATTCCTTTGGGAATTCGGAACTAAACTTCTTGACAAATTCTTGGCTGTAATGAATCCAGGTGAAGATGACAGAAAATTGGGTATCGTACCAATCGAGTTGTACAATCCAATGGAAGGTGCTAACATCATGCTGAAGATCAAAAAATCAGCAGGTTTCTATAACTATGATGATACACAAATCATGCCAAAAACTGCAGCATGGTCTTCAATGGAAGAAGCAGTAGCACATATCGATGCTAAAACATATGATCTTCAAGAGTTTATGAAACCTGAGTACTTCAAACCTTATGATGAACTTAAGTCTAAAATGAACTGGGTAATCACGGGTGTAAAATCAGGTGGTACTCAAACTGAGAGTTCAGCAGGTTCAGCACCTGCACAGTCTAACGACTTCAGTATCAATACTGGTATGCCGACATCGGCACCTACACAAAGTGCTCCAGCTCAAAGTACACCGACACCAACAGCACATGTAGAACAACCTACATATAGTGCACCTGTAACATCAGCACCTGCACAATCTGCCGGAGAAGACGATCTTGCATTCTTAGACGAACTGTAATGTTCGTCTGAAGGGATATGGATGACACTAATAGACTTCGGACATTTGTCCTCAAGAATTCTACACACCGCAGTAGGGCAAGGAACTCCTAAAGTAGATAAAACTACCGGTAAGTACAATACCGACGATTGGGGTTCTATGTATGTTCACTTGTTGTTTAAAAACCTTTCTTACCTTAAAATGAAGTTTGAGAAAGATTACGGTGAGCTAGTCATTTGTATCGATTCTAAAGACAACTGGAGAAAAAAAGTATATCCAGAATACAAAGCTCATAGAGCTAAGAAAAGAGATGAGTCAAAGATTGACTATCCCACGTTTTATACTCTACAGAATGAAGTCATTGAAGAGATTCGTGCTAACTTCCCATTTAAAGTGGTTGAGGTAAGTGAAGCGGAAGCAGATGATATTGTAGGTGTATTGGCGAAAAAATATTCTGCATTTGAGAATACAGTTGTAGTTAGTTCGGACAAAGACTTCAAACAAGTACTGGAATACGGTGCTAAACTTTTTGACCCGATCAACAAAATTTTTGTTAATATGGCTTCAAATGAGCTTAAAGAATGGAAAGTCGATCACATCCTAATGGGTGATGATACTGATAATATACCCAATATCATGCAAGGTACTGAATTCACACCTGAGTTCAGAAAATTCTTAGCGGATGAAGGTGTTTTCAAAGACATTCCAGTTCATGAGTTTATATCCATGAAAATGGCTAACTCATTATTTGATAAGTTCGATGTGTACGAGACTGTAAAGTCGGGTAAACTGAAAGGTCAAAAGAAGGATACCAAGTTGATATATAAGACAGTACCCTTCGGTGACAAAGGACGTTATCTATTCACTAAGGATCTTAAAGAGAACCTTAAAAAGAATCCTATGTACATTGAGAACTTCAAAAGAAACAAAGAGCTTGTTTTGTTTGAACATATACCTGAACATATAAGTGCTAGAATTATAGACACTTATAATACAGCAGAGAGTCATTTTGACACAGCAGGAATCATGAGGCTTTTCAGTAAGTATCACCTAATGGAACTTATGAAGAGTGTTAGTGACTTCTTTCAAACAGCACCCGTACAAAAACACACAGCACCTAAAGTCAGCCTATCAGATTGGGACTGATTTTAAGTGACTTTTAGATATAATAACACATAATCAAAAAAAGGATTACTATGAGTAAAATGAATACATTCGTATTAGATGGTGAGAGATTCGAAATCGACAGCATGCCGGATAAAGGTAAGCATATTCTTCAGTTGATCGCTGATATTAGAGCTAAAACTGAGCTTGAGATTCAAACGTCTGAGTTGGCAATTGATCGTCTTACAGCTGAGCTTAAATCTATGGTAGATGAGTTTACACCCGTAGAAGAAGGTGAAGGTGAGTAATCACCTTCCAACAAAATAATCTTGAACTTGACCTATAACGCGGTCATTTATCCACTCTTTCATAAATGAACTTGAAGCATTATGTTCTTTATAATAATTGAACTGATTCATGTTTATCCACACAAACAATTCTAATGGGTTTTTATAAGTGTTAAGTGCTTTAATTGTTATATGTCCCATAACGCCATCAACTTTCAGCTTCTTCCCTTTTACGGTCAAAATGTTATATGAGTTCTGCACGATCTTTACTGCGTTTTCAATACCGGTGTTTAAAGAGCTGTCTAAAATCTCTTCCACTAGCATCTTTTCTCGTATCTTCTCCAGCTGAAGCGTATCAAATATCTCTTTGACAGTCTCTTTGCTTATGCGGTTATTGTGCGGTTTATTTAGTATAGATTGGTAAATATCGTCCAGTGACATATTTAGAACCTTTGAAGTGAATTATTTAAGTATTTATACAATATAATACACTATGAATAAATTAGAACCTATAAACGTAAAATACTGGGAATTACTGTTCAGTCAATCAGAATTAGGACATAAGAGTGATATGGACTATTCTGCTAAGTGTCCCGTATGCGGAGACTCTAAGACTAAACAGAAACTAAAGCGTTGCCATCTGTTCACAAAGCCGTCATGGGATCATGATGTGGTTCACTGTTTTAACTGTGGATGGAAAGGAAACGTGTACAGCTTGTTAGAGTCGGTATCTCCTAGCTTATACAATTCTTATAAAAATGAACGAAGAGCAGTTTCACTTGACTTATTAAAACCTAAAGAATACAAACCACAAGAAGAAATTAAGATTGACGTAAGTTTCTTTGATAGTGTCAGAGAACTACCTAAAAATCTATTCGACTTACCTGATGTTTTCAAACAGATAGAGCATGGAGATCCTTATTACGAGTACCTAAAAGGAAGAGGTATGAGTGATGATAAAATTAGCATGTTTCTCAAATCTGAAGGTGATATAGTCTATAATAACCAGCGTGTTCAACTTAATGGTTATATCGTACTCCCGCTTAGGTGTTTAGATAAAGTATACGGCTTTCAAGTCAGAAGCATCAAAGATAAGAAGTTCTACACATTCATACCAGAAGAGAATCATGGATATAAGGTGTGGAACTGGTTCAATATAGACGTAAATAAACCCGTATATGTGTTTGAGTCTTACTTTGATGCTCTATCTTCAGGATTAGATAACATCGTGGCACAATTAGGTGCTACTTTATCTGAAGATAGACTTAAAGAGGTAAAAGAAGCTATATTCGTACTTGACAATCAGCATATAGACCCGACTGCTAAGGCTGAGTCTATCAAGTATGCTAAGAGGGGTCATAAAGTTATGGTATGGCCTAAAGGTATCATTTACAAAGACTTTAACGACATGCTGAAGAAAGGTGCTGAAGTATCTAAAATAGCTAACTTCATCCAAAAGAACATAGATCAAGGGCTTACAGCTGAAATTAAACTTAGGTTGTAATTTTTTAAGTCTTAATTCACTATAATAATACAAACAAAAAAGGAATAACAATGAACGAACAACAAATGATCGATGAGTTTATCACGAGCAAACAATCACACGAAGAGCAATTGACTCTTGATTTTGCTAGAGCTATCCTAGATTGTGAACTACAGAAAAAAGAAATTACAGATGACATCAAAGTCATTAAACAAGAAGCTAAAGACAATGGGATTTTAGTTCAACACGTTATGAAAGCTGTTAAGGCACTCAAACAAGAGATCAAGACCGACGAACTAGACAAACGTGAAACACAAGCTATGCTAGACCTTTTGGGTGCCGATAGTGATATTCGATTCAAGATCGAGAGTTTATTGGTTAAGTAATGAGAAAGCACCTGTTTAAAGTAAATCATGTGTCATATTTTGCAGGTGATGAACATATAGACAATTATAAATGTCAGTATTGTGGTAAAGTAATCCATAGCACTGTAAATCAAAACATGAATAAGCATCATGCTACATGTAGCGCTGTTCATGACAACTTTAGCACCTTCAAAGAAGCTTTTACGGGTGAGTATGATTGTTCAGTAAGTA